CGCACAGTCGACCTAGCGCCGATGTTGCGGCGTTCATTTGTTCGCTGTCGCGCGTGTACGGCGTGTCGCCTGGGTACGGCTCCCAACAGTACGCAATCGCCGGGTGCTGATCGTCTGGCGTGCGCCACGCCTGCACTTTGACTTGCAGGAACACGCGGTCGCCTAGCGTGATGATGCGCGGCTCATGCTCGACGATGCGCACGTCAGGGAACTTGTCTGCCAGCATTTTTAGTCGTGCCGGCACGTCGACGTAATCCTTTAAATCCCAACTCATGTGCTGCCCTTCAGTTGTAGTTGCTGGTGAGTGTGCCTATTGGGTGTAGTGCGGTTTGCGGTGTCATGTAGGCCGGTGTCGGTATGTCTGTGCGCCAGCGGTCGGCGCGGTTGCATTCGTGCAGCGGCAGCCAGCCCTGCAGCGAGCATGTGACCTGGCGATGGCCTGTGATTGCGAGCGTCACAAGCACAAATTTTGTGGGCCAGTCGTCGTCGTGCGTTATTAGGTGACCGTCTGCGCGGTCTGTGCCGCGTACCTCAATGTCGGGTAGGTCGCGGTCTTTGCTGGTCGGCGTGTAGTCGCAGCGCCACGACCAGGGCCGGTTGAGGTAGCGCGCGACCGCGTACTCAGCAAGCACGCCAATGCGGTTCACGCGTACCAGGCGCTGAGGTGTCAGGCGTTTGCAGTAGTTGCGATGCTGCCTGCCGTACAGCTCGATGCGACGCTGCGCGAGGTTTTGGCAGCCGATTAGCACCGGGTCGGTGATGTCGACGTGTACGGCGTCAGCTCGCACGTTGCCTGGCCTCAAGCGTCGCAATCTCCGCTTTTAGTTCCTGTATTACGTTGCACTGGTGGTACAGGTAGCGCAATGTGCGCAGCACGATGCGCGCCTTTGTGTTGTTCAGCTCGTGGTCGTGCATGTCGCTGAGGTCAAAGATCAGCTGGTCAAAGTCTTGCCACTCTGCGTTTCTCATCGGCTGCCCACCGTCATGATGACGACGCACAATAGCAACAGGGTGCCACACAGTATCGCTACAGGTTTCATGGCAGCGCGTGCCAGTGATGCCAGCCAGGTGTTGACCCGGCCCAGCCCTCGTAAATTGCCAGGCCTACCGTCAGGTTGGTGATCGGGTCGTACAGGTCGTCGCAGTCGCCAAAACCGTAGTGCTGCATCCAGCCGACAGGCCAGTTGCTGTTAGGTGTCGCCCAGGTAGGGCAGTTGATTTGCAGCAGGCCGATGCTGTCCCCAGCGTCGCCCACAGCCTGTGGGTCGCAACCTGACTCAAGACGCATTGCCAGCGCAAGCGTGTCAAGCGCGTCGGCAGGCCAGCCAACGTGGTAGGCAATCGCCACGTACGCCTCACAGTTGCCCGCTGCCGGCAGGGTGGTGGTGGTGGTAGGGGTCGGCGTTTTTGACGCAGCAGGCGCGTTCCTGACGCTTGTAACAGGCGCGTAAACGGTCGTTTTGACCGTTTCTGGCGGTTTCGGCGCGTCTGGCAGGTTTACGACGAACAGGCCGTAGACGCCTACCATGAGCGCAGTTAGGGCTTTGCCAATGAATGTCATCGTGCTGCCTCCGATGCGTAGTGGTTGCCTGCGACCTTACAGGGTCGCGGCTACGCAGTGGTGAATGCCCTGCCAAACGCCTGTTCGACCAGCAGAGGGTTTTCCGCCAGGTCGCGCGTGATTTCTATGTGCAGCCAGTCGCCGCCTGGCGCGCCATGCACGGTGGGCGTGTTGTATTTGCGCCAGGCCTCGAATGCGTGCGGTTTCGGTACGCCTGTGCCTACCCGGTCGCAACGCCAACCGCGACCGTAGTAGGCCGACGCCTTTGCATCAGGCCAGTAGTCGATCACGAGCTGTATGCCTAGTTGCTGCCAGTTGTCGAGCGCGGCCTGCAGGAACTTTATTGCCTTTGTGCGACCGTCGCTGACGCCTTTGCCGCTCGATTTCATGTAACGCCAGGACAAATCCATTGCGACGCCGCGCGCATGGTTGCTGATCGTGCCGGCCTTCCCGCGTACGTCGCGCATGACCCAGGTGCCGTTGTTCCACAGTGCGCCGCCTGAGTACGCGCTGGCGCATTCAGCCCACCGTGTCGTACCTGGCAGACCGTGTTTGACGACAGGGTACGTCGTGACGACGTACGGCCTACTTTGTTGACTTGTCATCTTTGGAGACGAATAGGCACGCAGTCGATTTGTTGCCAAACCGCGTGCTAATCAACGCCAGCAGACCCGACACGACAGGAATGCCGAGGGCAATGAGTTGCATGTCAAGGTCGTACTTGTACGCGACATACGTGACCAGGCCGATGATTGCACCCTTTAGTGTCTGATCGGCTGTTTGTAGTTTGGCGTTGTTATCCACGTCACGCGCCCAATAATGCGTTTATTTCGTCGGTGGTGAGACCTAACGCCGCAAGTTTTGCCCGGCCTGATGCGGCGGCGGCGGCTTTGTCTGCTTCGGCTCGGGCTTGCGCCTCAGCTGCAACGTGTGCCGCTTCGATTGCGGCGGCCTCTGCGCGTGTTGCGTCACGCACCTCGTCGTCAATCTGCACTTTGTAAGTCATGTCGTGTCCTAACTGTTCGCAAATCCGTAAACGCGAATTGTGCCGCCGGTCAACGTGCCTGTTGCCGGCGACAACGTAAAACCCGTGTATTGCGTAACATCCTCTACGCCGCCGCCAAATGTAGCAAAAACAGTTTCCGTGCCGTTTCCGTCTGTAGATACCGATTGCCCAGTCACCGTTGTATGACGAGCCACATTTGGCGAATAAACCGTCATGGTCAAACTCGTGCTGTCGCTCGTCGACCAATACCCGCCCTCAATGTACGTGCCATTGTTAGTCCGATTGATTTGATCTGCGCCACCGCTGGCCAACGTGTTTGCCACACTGTAATACCCGGTACCTGTTGCTGACGCACCCAACGCAATACGCAGACGCGTTCCACTCGCGCTGCTGTCTGCGCCGGCAAGTGTCACCAAATAGTTTTCGTACGTAGAACTAAAACAACTCGACACGCTCACTGACGAAACCGTAGTTCCAATAGTTGTTGCGCTAATAAACACCAACGCGCCTGCGGTAGCCGGACCTAACGTAGCCCACGTTGCGCCGTCATAAAACTGCACAACATTAGTTGCCTCAATGTACGCCAACTGGCCTTCAGCAAGCACCTTCTCGCCGGCGCCACCAAACGCGGCGTCGCGCGTCACAGTCGTCGCAAACACCGGCACTCCTGTGCCTGCGCTCAGATTTTGATTAACTGCTGTCAACACCTCGCCGCTGGCAAACACCGGAACTGAGGTCTGTGCGTTAGCGCCCATGCGTCTACCTTAGCCCAGCACGTTGGTCGAGTCGATGACACCGTAAACAGGGTCGTCAAGTATGAGATCGTAGACAACGGTTGTCGGTGCCGTGTAGAACGTGACCGTGTGACCCCGGTTAAAGTCGATCACGCCTTGTATGCCTTCTACGCTCAGCTCATTGTCAAGCTCGCTGCCTAGTCCTGGTATTTCCTTTGTAATGCCAATGGTGTCGCCAATGTCAATGGTCGCCACCGCCGTGCGTTGGGCGTTAGTGAGGCTGCCAAAGTACGTCGTTACCGACGTGTAGCGCGGCTCAGGGTCAGGCTCAAGCAAATAGGCCGCCAGGTCGTCAATCTCTGACTGCTCGTGCAGCAGGCTGTTTGTGATGGTGACTGATTGCGTGAAGTATTGGGCGATGCTTGCCGCGTCGCTGTCGGTTGCGTTGTCGCCGTCTAAACCTTCCACGTACGCACGGTTCACAACGTTGTCGGCGTCAAACTCGACCTGCAAATCCTCGTACTTTGCGCCGCTGCCGTCGTCGGTAAAACTGACGACAGGGCCGCTAGGCGTGCTGCCGATGCGCTCTTGGAACGTGATCGTGCCGTCACGCGCCACAAACAGCCGGCCTTGCTCAGCCTGGTTGATCTGCTGCAAGTACAGCAACGTATTAGTACCTTGCGGCACCGTGTAGGCGGCTGCGTGACCCAGGTTCACCGTGCCTGTTGCGATGCTGCTCGTTCCGGTGTAGTCAACCTCTGGCAACGCCAACACGGTATTTATGCGCGCGCCTGACGTTTGCGCCGTGACGTTCAGCTCGTCGAGCTGCGTCTGTGCGAGCTTGTAGAACTCGTCTGCGCACTGCACGTTGACGAGGTTTGGCCCTGCCATTTGGAACATGTAGTAGTACGACGTGACAATGCCGACAAACAGGAATTCGCCGTCGCGCAACAGGCGTATGCCGCGCATCGGTGCCAGTCCTGGCTGCGCGTTGATTGGGTCGTAGTAAGGGCTGCTGGTGTCGTACGGCCCGAGTATGCCTGTTTCGTCGCGCATCGTAAACTGCATAACGCCAGCGCCGAACTGGTAGTCGGTTTTTTCGCGCCCACGTTTGTAGACAAGGCTGGTGACAAATTCTGTTATGTCGGCGTAGGTGTTGCCTGTGCCGCCTAACGTGTATTCGGCGTTGTCAAGTACGCCTTTTGTGGCGTCGTCAAGCATGAATGCGCCTGACTCGAACCCGGTGTCAAGCTCAAGCAGGTAGCTGCCTGACTGTACGACTGACGCAGCCATTACGCAATCTCGAGCTGTAGCGGCCCTGATCGTCGGTTGTAGGTGGTGAGCGCGTCAACGATCTTGTCGGCAAGCGTCGCTTCAGCGATTGCGGCGTTGACGACGACTGTGATGCCGCCTGTCATGCCGTCAAGCAGCATTTCGTTGCCAGGTGCCGCGCCAATGCCGCCACCGCCACCGCCGATAAATCCGTCGCCAATCGGCAGTATGCCGACCATGCCCTCACCTAGCCCACCGCCATCGCCGCCTGCACGAGTGCCGCCGCCACCGCCGCCGCCCTTGACAGGTGGCACGACGACCACTGGCACGTCAGGCACAACAGGCCGCATAAGCGCACGCTCAAGCAGATCAGGCCCAGCTGTCACGCCGCCGCCTGTGCCAACTGTTGCGCTGCCGCCGCCGCCAGCGATGCGCGGCAGCTCAAGCTTGGGGATGAACGGTATCTCAACACCTGGCAACAGGTTTATGCCTTTGATAATCAAGTTCAGCATGTTGTTAAAGCTGTTGACGATGTTTTCAAACACGCCGATGACAAAGTTGCCCATAGCAATAAACGCCTCTTTGACACCGCCTGTTGTTTTGACCAGCAACATAAAGCCGGCGACCAGCGCTGCAACGGCAATGACGACCAGGCCGATTGGATTTGCCGCCATTGCTAGGTTCAGCAGTAGTTGCGCCGCCGTAATGACTTTTATTGCGGCGTTAGCGGTAAGGATTGCGCCTGCCAACGCGCCGACCGCAATAAGCAGGCCGGTCACAAAACCTGTGTTGTTTTTGACAAACATTGCCAGCTGCTGCAGCTTCGGCAGCAAACGCTCAAGTATCGGCAGGAACGCTGCGCCGATTGACTCCTTTGTTTCGCTGATCGTGATTGACAGGCGTTTCATTTGACCTTCGGCGCTGTTGGCTGCAATCGTTGCGGCGCCACCCATTGACGACGACAAGATTTGCATCACCTGGTCGAGCGATGCGCCTTCCTTAATCGTCTCGCGTACTGCAGGCACGAGGTTGCCAAGCGCCTTCGTGTTGCCGACCGCTGCCTTGCTCATTGCGTCGGTCACGGTCGCCAGGTCTGTGCCGGTCGCAGCCGACACGTCAAGCGCAGTGTTCAGCAACTCTTGGCTGTATTCAAGGTGCCCGGTTGTTTGCACGAGCTGCGCCAGGGCAGGCCGTAGCTCATCGTCGGCTACGGCTGCGCTCATCATCGTCGCCTCAATAAACGCCTCTGCGCCGGCTACGGCTGCTTTGCCTTGCAGCGTGTTCTGCTCGATTGCCTGCGCCAGCAGCAGCTGCGCCTTCTGATCTTCGACTGCCGCCTTTGTCATGTCGGTGATGGCGACCGCGACACCTGCTAGCGCGGCAGCTGCAGGTACGGCTGCCTTCTTTAGCGCAAACTGTGCTTTTTCGCCCGCGCCCTCAAGTTGCTTAAACTCGGTGATTGCGCGTGACAGTCCTTTGCCGTCAAACTCGGAGACGATGGGGATTACTACAGCCATTAGATGCCCCGGTTGGTTTGTTGCATGACGTCGTCAATGATGCGCGCCACCTCTTGCTCGACTTGTTCTTTGTTGGCCTCGTACGCGGGCCACAGCACGCGCGACGCGCGACCCTTGCGCGCCTCCAACGCTCGAATCATGCGATCACCTGCAGCCGTTTCGCCGCCACCGTTACGCCCGGCAAGGTCGTACACGGTGTTCATCGCACCGCTCCACGCAATGCTAAACACGGCGAGGTTGGTCATGCGTCCGTTGTATTCGCGCGGCCTCTTGCCGCTGACCTTCGCTTTGACGTACTTGGCTGCGACCGCACCCGACCAAGGCAGCATCTTGCGCCCGGTCTTGGTAGTCCAACTGCGGTTAAACCCCGAAATTGGAGCGTCTTTTGGGATTGCGGCCTTGGCTGCGTCGATCACCGGCTTGCACACGCGCTGGAAGTCGCGCGTCAGCTCGCGGCGAGCCTTCTTGTCAATGTCGTTAAGTTCGCGCAACGCCTCTTTAAGTCCGACGATGCTGACGTTCGTTGTTGGCGTGTCGCTCATCGTTTCCCTTTTTCGCGTCGTTTCTCATCCAAGAGTAGTACCGTCGCAAGGTCTTGCACGTCGAATGTTACGTCGGCAGGCCACCAGCCGGTTGCAAGCAGGATTGCCGCTAGCTGCCGTCTGACGGTGCCTGTTCCGTAGGGTTTGCAGGTTCTAACGCCTCCGTCTCAATCGTCTGCACGGACTCCAGCCACGTCTTGTAGTCGCGCGACTCGCGCTGCGATTTGTGCAGGCGGTGCCAGCACATGTAGCACATGTCGTTTATGCCCATGCCTGTCTGCAGGTCTTGCACGCGCCGCCCGGTCTCGCGTTCCCACGCCGCAAAGTCGGCGAGCGTGATCTCGATGTTGTCGGTGTGCGGTTTGCCTGCCGGCGTCAGGTACGTCGCTTTAAATGTGAGTTTCACGCTGCCCTCCTAGTCGGTCGCTGTTACGGTGTCACGTCCTTGACGAGCGTGCCGCCGTTAAACACGGCCTCGACCTGCTGCAGCTCGCCGAGCTGCGCATTTACCACGTCGAATGACGCCAGGTAACCGTTGGTCAACTGAAATTCTGGGTTTGTGGCGCTAATCGCTGAACTCGTCGCTTTGACGGCGACGTACGTTGCGGCTGCACCGACAAGGCTGTTGAGCAGTGCGTACGTCGAGCTGGCGCTGTAATCCATGAGCAGCGTGAGCGTGATTGACGCATTGGTGAGGCCGCCGACGTAGGTGCGGTTTGTTTGACCAAACGCGGTCGACTCAAGCTGGTCTTGCGAGGTGTTGACGACGGCGCTGACGACTTGCACGGTGAGCGCTGTGCCTGGCGAGCTGGTGCCGACTGAGACGACCGGGTTGCTCAAGACTGTGGTTGCCATGTTTAGTCCTTCCGTTTCCTGCGACCAACCTTAGTGGCTGCGTCTTTGACTTTGGTGACAACCGTTGGCTCGTGTTCCTCTACCGGCAGGCACTGGCCTGAGTTGATGAGGTATTCGACGTTCGTAGGGTCGCTGACCTCGATAACGTCGCCCTTTTTGGAGTTGTTGAGCTTGTCGGTAATTACGAGCAGGCGGGTCATGGCACAACCTTAGTTGACAGCGTTAGCTCGTAGGCAGCAAAGTCTTGCGAACCGATTTGTACGACGGTCGGCCTGCCCGATTGCAGACCCAGGTTGGCTGCGCGTATCAGGTCTGTCAGGTCTAGCAGTTTGTTCAGCGTGTTGCGGTCGCCTGGGCCGATTGCCATTATTTTTATGCTGAACTGCATCTCAGGCACGACGTTCGTGTGCATCAGG